GTTACTAAGCGAAACAGAAATGGACAGACAGCGTCTGGCTTATATTCTCTTTTTATCCCAATGGAGTGGAACTACGAAGGATTTATTGATGAGCACGGAAGCCCAGTCTTCAATACTCCGGATTATGAAGTCTTCGATCCACATGGGGAATTAATAGATATAGGCGTTATAGACAGTTGGCAGAATGAAGCTGACGGTTTAAAAAACGATCAAGATGCTTTAAACGAGTTTTATAGACAGTTTCCAAGAACTACTGAGCATGCATTTAGAGATGAAACTAAAAATAGTATATTTAACTTAGTGAAACTATACGAACAAATAGATTACAACGAAGAAATGTCTAGAACATTAGGCATTACTAAAGGTAATTTTCAATGGGTTAACGGGGTTAAGGATTCAACAGTAATATTTTATCCAGATACAAGAGGTAGATTCAAAATAAGCTGGACACCGCCAGCAAACATACAAAACAAGGTTGTAATAAAAAACGGTGTTAAATACCCAGGTAACGAACATATGGGAGCTTTTGGTTGTGACAGCTACGATATATCGGGAACTGTTGACGGTGTAGGTTCTAAAGGCGCTTTACATGGGTTGACTAAGTTTAGCATGGAAGATGCACCAGCTAATACATTTTTTTTAGAGTATTTAGCTAGACCACAAACTGCAGAGATATTCTTTGAAGATGTTCTAATGGCATTAGTATTTTACGGGATGCCTATACTTGCAGAGAACAACAAACCTCGTCTATTGTATTATTTACGAAGACGTGGTTACAGAGGTTTTAGCATGAATAGACCTGATAAAGTATGGAACAAATTATCTACAGCAGAAAAAGAAGTAGGTGGAATACCTAACTCAAGCGAAGATATAAAACAAGCTCACGCTGCCGCAATTGAAATGTACATACAAGATCACGTTGGTATGAAACAAGATGGGACTTTTGGCAGTTGTTATTTTAACGAATTACTAAATGACTGGGCTAAATTTGATATAAACAAAAGAACAAAACATGATGCCTCTATAAGCTCTGGTTTAGCTATAATGGCTAATAATAGGCATTTATATAGGCCAAATGCTAAAATAGAAAAACCAAAACTAAACATAAGTATTGCTAGGTACTCAAACAAAGGTAATACATCTAAATTAATTAAAAAATAAATATGGCAGAGTCTGTTGTAAATAATTATTTTCCTAGCCAAGTAGTTGGTGATAGTGAAAAAAACTCTATAGAATATGGCTTGAAAGTTGCCAAAGCTATAGAGCATGAGTGGTTTCATACCGATAGAGGTTCTAATAAATACAGAACTAATCATAATAATTTTCACAAACTAAGACTTTACGCTAGAGGAGAACAGCCTATACAAAAATATAAAGATGAACTTTCTATAAACGGTGATTTATCTTATTTAAATTTAGACTGGAAACCAGTACCTATTATACCTAAATTTGTAGATATAGTTGTAAATGGTATTGCAGAAAGAATTTTTGATGTAAAAGCTTATTCACAAGACCCGTATGGTGTTAGTAAAAGAACTTTGTATTTAGAAAATTTAAAAGAAGATATGATTGGTAAAAACCTAGGCGATAAGGTTCAAAAAAGCTTTGGTTTAAATATAATGCATAATGACCCAGCAACTTTACCAGAAACAGAAGAAGAATTAAATCTTCACATGCAGTTAAGTTACAAGCAAGCTGTAGAAATAGCTAACGAACAAGCTATTAATGTTTTATTAGACGGTAACAAATACGAGCTAACAAAGAAAAGGTTTTTTTATGACTTAACAGTTTTAGGTGTTGGTGCTGTAAAAACAGGATTTGATACGTCAGAGGGTGTTACTGTAAAGTATGTTGACCCGGCTGATCTGGTTTATTCTTATACAGAGTCACCATATTTTGATGATATATACTATGTTGGTGAGGTTAAGATGATCCCAGTAAATGAGTTGATAAAACAGTTTCCTAATTTAACAGACTCTGATTTAGAGTCAATGATTAAAAACAAAAACTATCAAAAAACAAACTACAACAAGGCTGGAAGCAACTTAATAGAAGAAGACAACAACAAGGTTCAGGTTTTATATTTTAATTACAAAACTTATAACAACAGAGTTTTTAAAATTAAAAAAACTGGCAGTGGCGCTATGAAGGCTATTGAAAAATCAGATTCTTTTAACCCACCAAATGCACAAGACTTTGAAAAAGTTTCAGATAGAATAGAGGTTTTATATGAAGGTGCAAAAGTTCTTGGAAGTGAAAAACTTTTAAAATGGGAACTAGCTAAAAATATGGTTAGACCTAAAAGTGATTACAATAAAGTTAAAATGAATTATTCTATTGTTGCTCCTAGAATGTACAAGGGTAAAATAGAAAGTTTGGTTAGACGTATTACTGGTTTTGCTGACATGATACAGCTTACACATTTAAAGCTTCAGCAAGTAATGTCTAGGTTAGTTCCAGATGGTATATACTTAGACGCTGATGGTTTGGCTGAAATAGATTTAGGTAATGGTACAAACTATAATCCACAAGAAGCTTTAAACATGTTTTTTCAAACAGGATCTATAATAGGTAGATCGTTTACTTCAGATGGTGATCAAAACCCAGGTAAAGTACCTATACAAGAAATACAATCAGGCTCAGGTGGGCAAAAAATGCAAAGTTTAATACAGACATACAATTATTATCTACAAATGATAAGAGATACAACTGGGTTAAATGAAGCTAGAGATGCCGCAACTCCAGATAAAAACGCTTTAGTTGGCGTGCAAAAATTAGCAGCCGCAAACAGTAACACAGCTACAAGACATATATTGCAAGCTGGTTTATTTTTAACACAAGACACTGCGGAATCTTTATCGTTAAGAATATCTGATGTTTTAGAGTACTCACCTTCAAAAGATGCTTTTGTACAAAAAATTGGAGCTCACAACGTTGCTACACTAAAAGAAGTTGCGGAGTTACACTTATATGACTTTGGTATATTTTTAGAGCTAATGCCTGATGAAGAAGAAAAAATGATGTTAGAAAATAATATCCAAATGGCTTTACAACAACAAAACATAGAGCTTGAAGATGCTATTGATCTTAGAGAAATTAAAAACGTTAAATTAGCTAATCAATTACTTAAAATACGTAGAAAAAAGAAACAAGAAAAAGACCAGCAAATACAAGAAAGAAACATGCAACTGCAGTCTCAAACAAACCAGCAAGCCGCACAAGCAGCAGCACAAGCCGAAATACAAAAACAGCAAGCGATGATGCAAAGCGAAGCACAGTTAGAGCAAGTTAAAGCACAACTTGATACTCAAAAAATGCAAATGGAAGTTGAGTTTAAAAAACAACTAATGGATCATGAGTTTCAGATGAACATGCAGTTAAAACAAATGGAGATGAACGCTACATCTAACAGGGAAAAAACGAAAGAAGACAGAAAAGACGAAAGGACTAAAATACAGGCTTCACAGCAAAGTGAACTTATTGACCAAAGAAATAACGGTAAAGCACCTAAAAACTTTGAGTCAGCAGGTAATGATAACCTAGGAGGGTTTGACATGAGCATGTTTGATCCTAAGTAAAATTATTAATTATTATATTATATCATGGAAGAAAACGTAGAAAACGTAGTTGAAGAAACTACACAAGCAACTGAACAAACAGTTGAAGAAACTAAAAAACCAAATCTTAATGAAGACGGCGATTATGTCGTTAATTTAAACAAACCAATAGAAAATGAAAACCAAGAAGTTAAAGAAGATAACCCTGTCGACGAGGGAGTGGTTAGAGTCGATGAAAATGCCGATGCCACAGAAAAACAAGAAAAAGTACAGCCGGAAGAACAAGCACAAGAAACACCAGTATTAGAAGAAGTTACTGAAGAAGAAGTTCAAGAACAAACAGAAGAGCTAGCTGAAGAAATAGTAGAAGCTAAAGAAACTGGAAAAGCTTTGCCTGAAAATTTACAAAAAGTTGTAGATTTTATGGAAGACACTGGTGGTACATTAGAAGATTACGTTCGTCTTAACCAAGATTTTTCTAGTTATGACGATATGACAGTATTAAAAGAATACTATAAACAAACAAAATCTCACTTAACTACAGATGAAATTGATTTTTTAATAGAAGATTCGTTTTCATACAATGAAGAAGAAGATGAAGAGAGAGATATTAAAAAGAAAAAAATAGCGTTAAAAGAGCAAGTTGCCAACGCTAAAAGCCACTTAGACGGGCAAAAGTCTAAATACTATGAAGAAGTTAAAGCTGGAAGCAGGTTAACACCTGAACAACAAAAGGCTTGGGACTTTTTTAATAGATATAACAAAGAGTCGAAGCAAAACGAAAAGATAGCAGAAAAACAAACTAACACTTTTTTAAATAAAACTAATAAAGTTTTTAACGACAGTTTCAAAGGTTTTGAATACAACGTCGGTGATAAAAAGTATAGGTTTAACGTGAAAAATGCTAACGAGGTTAAAACAACTCAAAGCGATATTAATAATTTTGTCAAGAAGTTCTTGAATGAAAATAATGAAATGTCAGATGCTAAGGGTTATCATAAATCTTTATTTACAGCAATGAATCCCGATGCTATTGCCAATCACTTTTATGAACAAGGTAAAGCAGACGCTTTAAAAGACAGCGTAGCAAAAGCTAAGAACATAAACATGGATCCTAGACAGTCGTTTTCAAACGATAATACTAGCGGGCCAAAGTTTAAAGTGTTAGGTAATGACAATGCCGCGGCTTTTAAGTTTAAAATTAAAAACAAATAATAAATTTAAAATTACAAAATTATGGCAATTACAGGTGCAGGCAATCTAGTACCAGCTCCAACGAAACAAACGTTGGCAAGTGCGTATATAGATTTTACATCCGATGCAGGTAACAACGGATGGCAACAACAATATTTACCAGATCTTATGGAAAAAGAAGCTGAGGTTTTTGGAAACAGAACTATCTCAGGATTTCTTTCACAAGTAGGAGCTGAAGAGTCTATGACTTCTGACCAAGTAGTTTGGTCTGAGCAAGGTAGACTACATTTATCATACAC